TTCCAACACTTCATATTATTTACTGAGATATGAAATAACTTAAAGCTGTGAATAGTATGAATACTAAATGGCGCTCAATGTTCTCAAGATTTCCCCAGTCGCACACCTTCCTGTCCGCTCGTCGACCGGAGCTGCAGGTTACGATCTATTCAGCATCGATAATTATGTCGTTCTTCCAGGCCATCGAGTTGTTGTCTCGACCGGCATTTCAGTTCAGCTCCCGCCAGGAACTTATGGACGCATTGCACCCAGGTCTGGACTGGCCGTGAAGCACGGTCTCGACACTCTTGCTGGTGTAATAGATCCTGATTATCAAGGAGAGATTAAGGTTGTTCTTCAGAATCTAGACTCTCAGCAACCATTCGTTATTCGTCCTGGGTATCGTATCGCTCAGCTCATTCTCGAGAATTTCACTGTTGCAGATGTAAATGAGATTTATAATCCAGATGTAAAGACGGAGAGGGGAACCGGTTACGCAGTAACAGGAGTTTAAAGCTACAAGTCATAATAATATAAAATGTTCCAGGCTATTGCTTGGAGCGGGCAAGACCAGGATGACCAATTTACTGTCCGTATTTTTGGTCGCTCTGAAGATGGAAAATCTGTTTCACTTGGAACAAAATTTAATCCTTTTTGTTTTATAAAAACGAATGTATCGAAAGATACCGTAAAAGATCTCTTTTGGCGTGGTCTCGTTTCGTGTCGGGTTCATGAAGGGAGGGACTTGTGGGGTTTTCAGAACGGAGAACTTTCTCGTTTTATTCGCCTCGAGTTCAAAACTCAAAAGGCTCTCAAGATTTGCGCGTGGTGCGTCGAAAACAACAAGTTTCCAGAGCTTTCCGGTGCTCGAGTTTACGAGTCGAACATAGACCCCGTTTTACGTTTCATGCACGTTTCGGGAATTTCTTCGACTGGCTGGATAGATCCTGGAATTTGCGAGGTTGATGCAGAGTCTACGTGCGAGGTGAACCTCTGGGCCCCCGATTGGCGCTACATCAAGCCCGTTGCTCGCGACGACCTTGCACCTCTTCGCATCATGTCATTCGACATCGAGTGCTACTCGTCCACGGGAGGTTTCCCAGATCCAAAGAATCCCAGAGATGTTGTGTTTCAGATCGGAATGACTACAAAGGAATTTGGAAAGCCCGGATATCTCGATCGCAAGTGTCTGTGCCTCAAAGAGACTGCCGGTCACGAGAGCTTCGAGACAGAACGAGAGCTCATTCAAGCTTTCCAGAAGTATCTCTTGAAGATAGACCCCGACATTATCACCGGCTGGAACATCTTCGGATTCGATCTAGAGTATCTTTTGGTCCGTGCAACTATCCACTGCGGTCTTAGTCCTGTATGGGGGAGGGTCCAAGGGGAAGTCGTGGAACTCGTCGAGAAGAATCTGAGTTCGAGCGCTCTCGGAAACAACCAGCTCAAGATGGTCCCTATGAAGGGTCGCTACGTTTTCGACTTGTTCCAGGACGTGAAGCGCGAGCACAAGCTAGAGTCTTATTCGTTGAACAACGTCTCGAAGCATTTTCTGAAGGATCAAAAATTGGATATGCCCCCTAAAGAGATGTTTTCACGTTTTTTGGAGGGAAACCCTGAAAAATTGGGGGAAGTTGCAGAGTATTGCGTCAAGGACACCGAGTTGCCTCACGCTCTCATGGAGAAACTCTGCCAAATCCAGAATCAGGTGGAGATGGCCAAGGCGTGTTGGGTCCCCCTCTCCTTTTTGAGCGAACGGGGTCAGCAAATCAAGGTGTTTAGCCAGATGGCTAAAAAGGCCCGAGAGCTCAATTTCATCATTCCTACGTTTCGAAAGTCTTCTGGTATCGACGAAGGGTATCAAGGAGCTACTGTTCTCGAGGCCCAAACAGGAGCTTACTATGCCCCCATCACCGCTCTCGACTTTGCGAGTCTGTATCCGAGCATCATGTGTGCCGAAAATCTCTGCTACTCGACCCTCGTTATGGATCCGAAATACGACAACTTGCCCGGGGTAACGTACGAGCAATTCGGTCCTCACCGGTTCGCACAAGCTCCCGCTCCTTCGCTCCTTCCTGTTATTCTCACGGATCTTAAGGCGTTTCGAAAAAAGGCCAAGAAACTCATGGCCCAGGCAGAAGGAACGCCCCTCGAGGCAATTTATAACGGTCAACAATTAGCTTACAAAATTAGTATGAATTCAATCTATGGGTTTACAGGGGCCTCAAAAGGAATGCTCCCCTTGATGGCTATTGCATCAACGGTCACTATGAGGGGTCGTCAGATGATCGAAGAGACGAAGAATTATGTTGAAGAGAATTTTCCGGGCGCAAAGGTTAGGTACGGAGACTCGGTAATGCCTGAAACTCCAGTTCTCATAAGAATAAACGGGCAAGAATCTAGACCTGAAATTCAAAACTTGACAAATTCATGGGTTCCTTATGATCATTTTAAATTAGGAATAGCTGAACAATGTGAATCTCTAAATATAGAATGCATGACACATATTGGCTGGAAAAAAATTAATAGAATTATTAGACATAAAAGTTGCAAAAAAATTTATAGAGTTTATTCACCTTATGGTATAGTAGATGTTACGGAAGATCATTCACTTTTAGATGAAGATTTAATTTTATTAAAACCATATGAAATCAAAGAAACGGATAATTTATTACATTTTGGAAAAGATATCGAAGGTGTAAATTATGTAAAACTTATTCATGAATCATGGGACGGATACGTATACGACCTAGAGACCGACGCAGGTACTTTTGCAGCAGGTAACGGAAGTTTGATAGTCAAGAATACTGACTCAATAATGGTCGAGTTTGACGTCCAGGGTCGCAAAGGTCAAGATGCCATCGACTACTCGTGGGTCCAGGGCGAATTGGCTGCAGAGGCCTGCACGAAGCTCTTCAAGGCGCCGAACGATCTCGAGCTCGAAAAGGTTTACTGTCCGTATTTCCTGTACTCGAAGAAGAGGTACGCGGCAAAAATGTACGAGAAAAAGGGTGACAGCGTCGTTTTCAAAAAGGTGGACATCAAGGGTCTCCAGGTTGTCCGGCGCGACATGTGCCCTTTTGTTCGAGAGACTCTCAAGACGCTCCTGAACATGATTCTCGAATCGAGCGATCCGCGACCGGTTATAGACTTTGCGAGAAGTGCCGGCCGGCAGTTGGTTTACGGGAAGGTTCCCACGGAGAAGTTGCTGATGAGCAAACAGCTTGCTTCGTCGTACAAGAATGCACAACCTCACGTGTCCGTCCGGGACAAGATGAAAGCTCGAGCTCCAGGTTCAGAGCCTCAGCAAGGGGATCGAGTCTCGTTTCTCATTACTCACGGCCAAGGGAAAATGTATGAAAAGGCGGAGGACCCTGTATGGGTCGCGGAGAAGGGTCTAAAGGTTGATTACAGGTACTATTTTACGAACCAGTTTAAAAAACCAGTTGCAGACCTTCTCGAGCCTCTCATAAGGGAAGATCTCGTGTTTGACAAAAAGTTTTTGGCCGAAACGAATGACGTCGGGAAACGTACAGATGTCAAGGTGACCTCGAGTGTTGAAATCGAGGCCCGAAAAGCTTTCTTGAGCAGGTTCGCCTTAAAAGTTTCAACTGTGTAAATAGTAAGATGGAACAGCAAATCCTAAATTTAATCGAAGAGGAGGTCTCTCGTCGAGTAAATCTTATTCTAGTTCAACAGCTCGAAAATGTTTCAAAGACATATGATATTCCCATGGAGCGACTAATGAAAGACAGTTCAAAAATAGAATGCACCTTTTGCAAAGGTGTTCTCAAGAGCAAAAAGAGATGCATGAAACAACCGAAGGACAACGGGTACTGTGGATTTCATCAGTCGCAAGTTCCTCCCCCGGTTCTTAAACCAATCGAACGCGTCAAGGCCCCATGGGAAACTTAATACTTAAGGGTTTCAAACTTATATAAATTAATGAACAAATCTGCACTTCTTTTGACAAGTTTGGAGCGTTTTTTTGATATTTCAGAAAATAACGAAAAGCTTCTAGATATTCTAGAGCATCGCAAAGGCATTTCTCTGCGCAAGCTCGAGTGGTTCGTCACAAATTATTCAAAGGCCAAGCAGGTCACGTATACCGCTCCGAACGGAAAAATGTTCACTGTCCACGTTGCCTACAAATCGAGTCTCGACGGATACTCTAAAAAACTTTTTGATCCTTTTTGCAGGACAGAGCGCATAGAGTTTAAGGGGTTCACGACGACGGTCGCTCAACTCAACTTTCTGAGATGGTGTGTGACAAATGGGATAATTGATTATCTCCTCACTGAAAAGGAATTGTTGCGAACCCGTCCTGAAATACAAGAAGATTGTAGCCGTAATAAAACAAATACAAATTGTACCCTTGTGTAATCTGAGAACTGTATTCATTTTTAAATAATAAAGTTAAATTTGTCGTTTGTGAATCTAATTTAGAAAAATTAAGATATCCACCCTGATTGTACTCTTTTGGACTTAGACCAAAAGAGTACGTATAGATATTTTTTGAAGGAATGCTCAAATTGTGCTCTATGGGTTGTTTAAACGAGTAATAAAGAGACCCTTGAAAAGTACTAAGAATATCAATGCTGTTCAGCGTAATTTTCGCGTTACTGATGACATCCACAAAGTTTGAATTTCCCGACGGGAATTGAAGATTAATACCGGTCTGAATATACTGAGTAGTGTACCCGTAACTGTATCTCGAGTCATAGTACCGTCCGTCAATCACAGTTTCGTAATTTTTATTTCGGAAGAACCATGCTATGGTCTGTACCGGAAAGTTTGCTGTTAATTCAAGAACTGGATTATTTCCCGAGAACGAAAGAGTCGATTCTTTTTGAACCTGAGGAACAAGGTATTTTTGGGGTGTGCTCATATAATAAAGTCTTTCTTCATCGGTTAATAAAATTTCTTCTGTAATTATTGTAGGGAAAGTTGTTCCATCGGGTGAATACAAATCTATACCACTTCCCACGGGTACATTGCACCACCAATTGTTAGGCTGAAAAGTGAAACGTACGTACAATTTTTGGTTCCACATAGAACATAAAGGAAAGTAAGGTCTTCTTAGCCTCTCTCGAGCCTTGTTGTTCGCGGAGTGTCTTCTACAAAAGAAGAAATCAAGTGGAACAATTATATCTGAACTCGGTATAACATTAGACACCGACGAATAGTACAAAATAACAATTCCTGAACCTCCGTTTCCAGGTGGTGAACCAAACGAACCTCCTCCGCCCCCTCCGCTGTTTGTAGTCCCAGAAATAGAAACAACATTTTGACTCGAGAATCCAGTGACGTTACTTGACCCTGCACCTCCTCCCCCTAGACCTCCGGGCGTTACCAGGGTCCCACTAATCGACGTGTTCGAAGCTCCTCCACCGCCCCCACCGAAATAGGTCGTTCCTAGACTTATCGAGTTACTGTACGCGTAGCCGATCCCACCTTTTCCTAAAGTTGTAGTGAACGCAGAGGTCTCTGTACCTGTTGTTACATTTGCACCTCCTCCGGCACCTCCGCCAGACTGATAGACTATGTTTGAAAAATACTGGTAAGCCACATTCGAAGTTCCTACAGTTCCCGACGCGCCCCCGTATCCTCCCGTAACCGAGTATTTTGAAAAACTCGAAGTGTTCCCGTTCGGGCTAAGAGAAGTCCCTCCTGATCCTACGTTCACAGTGTAGCTTCCCGGAAGCAAAAATACAGACTGATTGAAAACTCCTCCGCCTCCTCCTCCGTTTCCATTGAAAATTGTAACAGTTGTGTTGGGCGGAGTTATGTTCGACGACCAAGCAGTTTCCCCAAAAGTTGCAAGGGTCAAGGAAGACGAAGTAAAGGACTGAACATAGACTACGGGTCTAAAAACAGAGTCTGTGCTAGATATTGTAACATTCGCACCTACATAAGCCCCTACAGTATTATTCAATTTTAATACAAAATTGGTAGGTACCGAATCAACTGAAGATATGTTACTGGTGAGAGTAGGCCTGTAAACCCCAGAGGCTCCGGCACCTCCTCCACCAACTATGAGCAAGTTTACCTGAGAGGCTGTGTTAAGCGTAAATGTGTTGTTGGTTAAAAATGTGTGAACAGTGTTCGAATTTACAGTGACCACACTGTCTCCCCCAGTTCCTATAACTGGAACCTTTACACTTGGTTTAGGATTGAGAGAATAAGAAATTCCCACCTGTTCGTCGGCATCCAAAAATAGTTGATCTTTGATAATGTACCAATCGTCGTAAAGAGTTTCTACAGTTGTCTCGTTCACTAGAAGATCAATCTGTTTTATTAAAGATCTTCCTAGATCCGGAGAATAAAGGTACCCCTTGAGGGCCGGCATTTTTACATGTAAATACATGTTTGCCATAAGGTGACCCATTTCAGTAGGTCTTATTTCTATTTGAACTGTATTTCCCTGATAATAAGGACTTGGTGGAGCAAAAGGAATGACTCTTTCGAAAGAAACAAACCGTGTAGATTCTTTGAATAAAGAAGAAAATTGAGATTTTGAATAATCATTACTCAAAAGATATTCATCTTGTGGGCCTAATGCGTTCAGAGAGAGTATAGACCCTTGTGAAAATCCTCGGTCCTTTTCATCTATGTATAGTTGCACGGGCACTTCTTCGTCAAGGTCTTTATTCAGTTCTCGGAGATAAGCAGTATTACCTGTTCTTATATTTTGATTTATAGTTATCAATTTATTTGGATCATATGTATTTACTGTAAAAAACCCAGGTACAAATTTTTTTGAATAGTAAGGTTCGTGAATAACCGTAGGAGACCCTTTAACATAGACCGGAACGTCTGTAAGAGGTGGGGGACTTCCGTCTATAGGTTCGAGAAGAGCTAGACTTTCCCGGACCTCATTAGAATTCCCGGTGAAACGTACTATATCAGGACTAAAAAACGTGACTCTCAAGGGTACACTGACAAGTGGCAAATTTTCAACGATCCACCCATTTTCCGTTCCCGGTGGAGGCTGAACTGAAAAGTAAAAATTTATAACTTTATCAATTACTTTGTAATTACCGTATATAGGTACATTTTTTTTGTTAAATTGAATCTGCCCGGGCGGATAAAGAATAGCCCCCGTAACATATGTTGTTCCTTCGATAGTTTGATTCGTGTCAGATTGCACAGAAAAAGACCATAGATATCCAGGTCCTGAAACAATATTATATTTTGTAATTTGAATCTGTCCTTGTAGACTAGTGATTCCTGTGGGCGTCCATCCTGTGATAGGTTTTTGAGGAGGTGTCGTTGATGCATAAAATGTAACTTCTTGGGGAGCGGTGACATTATAGTACCCGCTTACTTCGATAGGTACATCCATCTCTACAAGTCTCTCAGATTATTCTTCCGCATTTGAACCACAGATGTTGACTTCAGCTGATCTCTTTCTAAATTTCGAGAAGTGCATATATCTTTTAGCTTGAGTACCTCCTCTCGAGTATACTGATACGTCTTGATGTCTAAGAGCTTAGGCCAAAGTTCCTCCCTAAAATTTTCAGACTTTAGCTGTGAATGAATGTCGTTCAAAGGAACGTTTAGAACCTGAATTTTCTTGGTAACTACAAATCCGATAAATCTCGCCTTTTCGCTAAGCCACTGAATTTCAGAGTCTAGGACCTTCAAAAGATGAGCCTTACGTTTCTTGTAGATTCCGATTCTGACGTCTATGTAGTCTACAAGAATCTCCTCGGGGCTCGCATACTTCTTGACGGCCCCGTTGGGTCCTATCAGGTACATATTGCTCGTGTGAATTGTCTTCATTAGCCCGAGCTCTCGAACAATGTCATCAGATCCGCCGTACCCCCAGATCCTAAAATCGGGGACCGTCTCTGTCGAATGATTTTCGTATTTCTGAATCACCCCCTTCTCGAGCAGTTCTTCCAAGTGTTCCTTGAAGTCCTGAATCCATTTTCCAGGAGGAAGCTCGGTCACGTGGAGCTGACTTCCCTCCTTTGCGACTAGGCCCTCCATGACCCACGTGTGGTCCTTCGTTTTTGTCATTTTTCCTTTGAACCCCTTGAAATGAGGTTTCATAGGAATCATGGCGACTTGCTCCAGAGCGCACAATATGTTGTGTTTTACGGCCTCTGGATCGAACGGGGGAACGTAGCAGCTGAATCCAGTGCCGATCCCTTCGGCCCCATTTATGAGAATCATTGGCACTACGGGAGAATAAAACTCGGGTTCCACGGTTTCTCCGTCGTCCACGACGTATTTTAGAACAGCATTGTCCGAAGGATCGAATATCTTCTTTGTCAATGGGCTAAGACGTGTGAAAATGTAACGGGCGCTGGCCGCATCCTTCCCACCGGCGAGCCTCGTTCCAAACTGTCCGCTCGGCTCGAGTAAATTCAGATTATTTGCACCCACAAAATTTTGGGCCAAATTCACAATTGTTCCCTGAAGGCTCGCCTCTCCGTGATGATACGCAGTCTGTTCCGCTACGTACCCTGCAAGTTGGGCAACTTTCATGTCGCTCGTAAGGTTCTTCTTGAGGCACGCGTAAATAACTTTTCTCTGAGAAGGCTTGAGACCGTCAGACACGTGAGGAATCGAGCGTTTGATGTCTTCGGCGCTGAAGTTTGCGAGGTCTCTGTAAACAAAATCAGTAGCCGAAAGACTTTTTACGTGACCGTAAGGAATTCCCTTTGGAGGATTTGCCATGTGCTGAGTGAGCCAAATTTTTCGGTCATCGGAAAGAGCCTTTGAAAAAGCGAGTCGCATAGATTCGTCGAGGCGGGGGTCGGCGCTGAACGCGACCGTAAGTCGGTCAATCTGTTTGAAATACTCTTTGGCCTCTGCGCTCGTGGAAGTTCCCAGACCCTTGTAGTATTTCACGGGACCGTGTGAAGACGGACTGGCCCTGAACTCTTCCTCAGTAAAGAACCACGTTTTTCCAGCCTTGATTACGGGGGTCACCATCGACACCACAAATCCTAGAGTAATAAGGCTCGGCCAATAAACGTGAAACATGTTTAGAACGAGGCCCTTGATGTGAGACCCGTCGAGGTCGGCATCAGTCATGATCATCAGTCGACCGTACCGAAGGTCCCGGAGTGAACTGTAGACCTTCCCGTGCTGAAGTCCAAGAATCTTTTTGAGGTTCGAGAATTCCTCATTTTCAGTCACCTGTTTAACAGTTGCGTCTCTGACGTTCCTGGGTTTTCCGCGCAACGGAAAGACGCCGAACGAGTTTCGACCGACGACACCAAGTCCCGCGATGGCGAGGGCTTTGGCCGAGTCACCCTCCGTAACGATTAGGGTACACTCGTGGGACTTGTGAGTTCCGGCCCAATTCGCGTCATCAAGTTTTGGAATTCCCGTGATTCTAGACTTTTTTGAACCATCCGTCTTTTTGAGCTCCTTGTCGACTTTGGCAGCTCCGAGAGCCACGAGGTCGTCGAGAACGCCAGAGGCCAACACATCCTTGATGAATTTTGGTTTAAAATCAAAAATTTCTGTGATCCTCGAAGTACACTCTGACTTTGTTTGGCTGCTAAAGGTCGGGTTGATTATCGTAGCCTTGATGAACATGAAAAGAGTAGACTTGATTTGGGCAGGCTTGACCGTAACCCTCTTGTCCTTGGTAAGTTCAGTTACGAGGGCCCCTGTAAATTTGTCGACATGTGAACCTCCCTTGGTCGTTGAAATACCGTTGACCCACGAGCACTGCTGAAAAGCACCTGTAGATGAGTGACCTACGACAATATCAAAAGAATCGGTGTGCATTTTTGCCAGACTATCAAGTCCATGCATTCGGGCAAAATCTTCCAGACTTTTGACTTGGAGCAATTTTGTATTAAAATATATAAAAGACTTTGTACACCACATAGCACAATCCCACGTGCGCTTCTCGGCCATCTTGAGAAGTCCGTCCATACTGAACCTCGACCAATCTGGGTCGAACCCTATCATTACGGAAATTGGCTCATTTGTGGGGGTAATGTCGGGTTCGGTGCACCGACCCATGTTGGACCGCCACGTCTGAGAGTACAACTTTTTTCCGTCACTAATTATGATCCAAAATTTGGAAGAAAATACATTCGCTAGCTTTGCTCCGTAACCGTTTCGTCCTCCAGTGACCCTTTGTTCATTGTCGTTATAATTTGAACTGGTCAAAAGGTGCCCGAAAATAAGCTCAGGGATCCATATTGGACTTCCGCGCTCATCCTTCTCGGTCTCATGTTTTTTAATAGGAATAGCCACTCCTGAATTTTGGATCAAAATTGTTCCTTTTTGGGTCACGTTCACCTTGATCTCAGTGACTTTCTTGGGGTGAAGAGAATACTGATCTACGGCATTCACCAAAATTTCGTCAAAGATTTTTACCAGTGCAGGCGAAACAGAAAGAGTAGAATTCTTGAAGGAGTCTCCATCTCGAACCCAATAATTGGCGGATTCGGGAGGGAGTGACCCGACATAAGAGTCGGGGCGTTTGAGAATGTGTTCCACGTGTGAGAGACGTTCATATTGCATTTTCTATTTAGAATACGCTTCTCCTCTTTACCTTATACAGGGAGGGGCGTCTGGAAAAACTAAATTATTGTAAAATCCACCTTTTTGGAGAGCAACGTGAAGTCCTGCGAAAAATACAGTCATTCCGATTGTTCCAACGGTAGTTTCTACAGCGCTCGATCCATGGTGAGAAGCAACGACCGCAGCGCTGACCCCAGATAAAACTCCGAATATTCCCGCCTCTAGCCACAGATTAGAACCTATTAAAGGAACATTTGCGCTCCACGCAAGTCCGATTAAAACAATGAGACCCAAGATTCCTCCTACGATGACTGGCCATTTGAGAACCTTGGCCTCTTTTTTCTCAGTGGCTGTCATGCTTTTGGAACTTGAAGAAGCTGAATTAAATCCTGAAAATTCAAAGAGTACGTTGAGCATAAAGAGGAGCAAGAATGCCGAGATTCCTACACTGACCATAAGATCTCCACGACCGCGCATCTGTGCTATTATCATAAAGGCAACAGCTCCTGTAACTCCTGAAACCGTGTTGTCAACCATAAAGTCACGGGGTTTGTCTTTTACGTACCCTACGTGACCGTTAACGAATGACAAAACGAGAAGTGTCAAAATGAGAAGGACTTTTCCAAAAATTAAGAAATATTCAAATCTATCTTCGGCTCCCATTACAGTTACTTGCGAAAATTTTTGAATAAAAATAGAAATATAAATAAAACAAATAAAATAACGAGGACTGTGGTTGATTTGTCAAATAGAGGCTCAGGCTCAGGCTCAGGCTCAGGCTCGGGCTCAGGATCTTCTGGTTCACAGCCTGACAACCAGTGCTGAAGAGCATCTTCGTACGACATAACTGGGTTTCCAAGTTTTTCGTTGACTATGTTGTGAACATCTACGGACCATTTGAAAACATCAGTATCTGGTATAGGATTTTCCGCTAGTACTTGGGAAAAATGAAGACGGCACCAAAAACAAGGAAGAACCATCTGATAAGAATTAATGAATGTTTTGAGACTTTCTTGATCGACCGCCGCAAGACATGCAAGGTGAAAAGCGCCCCAAAAATAAGGGCCAAAACTTTTTGGACAAAGTCCCATTAATTTAATACAAGAAATGATTTTTATAAACCTCCACGCAACCGAAGAACTAAATGCAGAGTAGACTCTTTCTGTATGTTATAGTCTGCCATGGTTCTTTCATCTTCGAGCTGTTTTCCGGCAAATATGAGACGTTGCTGATCCGGGGGAATTCCCTCCTTATCCTGAATTTTTGCTTTTACATTTGCAATTGAATCTGAACTCTCAACCTCGAGAGTGATAGTCTTGCCCGTCAAGGTCTTTACGAAGATCTGCATTTCTAGTTAGTATACGTTTTCACGGTTTAAGCCAGATCATCCTGAGGTTCATCCTCTGGTTCCTGAGATTGTTCTAAAAGTGCTGAACCTCTTGTAATTGGAGTCTTTACCCAATAAAATGGCTGAGAACTTATGCTTAAAAATTGACCGTCACCTACAAATTGATCCTCGAAGCCGATTGAACCATCATCATTCATGGAAAACTCTTGCTGGATTCCATCCTCGTGAAGGATATTAAATCTATGATTTACATAGTTATTCGTCTTTGTGTTCTTTATAAAAGAACCATCGAAAGTGTATATATTGGGAATATTACCTAACTGAATTCTACCAAAGAGACCTGAAGACCAAAAAAGATCAGAAGTTGGATGTTTAATAGTGAAGGCCATATATATTCACTCAAGATAATCTTTTATAGATAAAATGCGCTTTATTGGATGTAACTCTCCACGCAAGTCTTCCAGCTACTCCTAATTTTGAAACAAAATTGTTTGGACTTTGAAGAACGGCCTGAACATTGAGAAGTCGTGAAGTGTTCACATTTGCTCTGAGATTTCTAAAATGTTTAGATATGTTCATCTTGGGATTTCTACTCATGGTTCTCAAGAGTTGTTCAACTGTCATTTTAGGGCTCGACAGAAGCTTGGGTTTTGCAACTTTGTAAACATTTTGCGGGGGCAAGAATGTCTTTGCTTTCGTACCTGGTCTCGCTGGTCTATGAGGTTTATTTATGAACGGTCCAAATCTGCGCCTTTCTCTAGTCGTCGTAGGCGCCCTGGGCCTCGCGTTTTCCCACCCCCCTTGTGGAGCATTTGTACCATTTATATTTCCGGCATTTCCAGGTGGCAAACAGGCGTTCACGATATAAACTCCTTTTCCTAGACGGCTCACAACAGATTTAAGTAAAAGAGAACTCCCTCGTTGAATTCTAGTATAAACTTCCGTACGCAAAGGGGCCGGCTCAGCTTCCAGATTTGGGCCTGTAGTAGATCTAATCCGACCCAGAGGAAGTTTCCAAACGTATCCATACGAAGGATGGGAGTTATTTTTAAAATCTAAATTAACACTCGGACACTGCTCACCCTCGAAAAAGGTTCTCGAAAGAATCTCTCCGTGATGCATGCCGAGTTTTCCGGCTTCTCCTCGAAAAAAATTTAACATATTTCTGTTATTCATAAAGTAAGATTCGGCGAGAATTCTCCCTGCTCCTATAAACATACACCTTCCGGGCTTTGCTAAAAATATAATAATTGTACTCTTTGGAACTTCAAATGATATATTGTTAACTTCATTTGCAGTTGTAAATCTCCCGTGCGCTTCTATGAGCTTTGCACCGAATCTGTTATAGGTCCTAACAATTTTTTCTTCTAAATTCTCAGACCTTTGTAACCCGCGGGTCCGAATCATTATTATTGTTTAATATTTTTCTTGGCCGCGCGACGATTGCGATTTGCCTGGTTTTTTTCCTTTACTTTTGCTATGAAAAGTTTGTAGTTTGATGCGTCAATCTTCCCTTTGACATTTTTGAGAATAGCCTTACGAGACACGGCTGTTTTGGCTGAATTTATCCGTGCCATTACATTTTTGAACAACGGGACAGCAGGGCTCGGGACCTTCACGGGGCTCGGGACCTTCACGGGGCTCGGGACCTTCACGGGGCTCGGGACCTTCACGGGGCTCGCGTGTCGGGCTATGTATCCCCGGACTGTGTTTCGATTGTTCTTTGTCAGAGCCTTCCAATAGTTTGCGAATTTAGATTCAATATTCTTTTGGCGAGCGGTCCGTGGGCTAACCACAGGGCTCGGCTTTTTGGGTTGTGGGCTCGGCTTTTTGGTCACTTTCCTTAGTTCGGACAGAATTTTTCTCTGTTGAGCAGGAAGTTTCTTCCAGACCTGTGAATAGATCGCCTCCTTTTCATATTTGAACTTTGCACCCTCCATCCGGCGTTTGGCGTTCTCAAATATGTTTGTGAATGCATTTGTTGAAAATTTCTTACGAAGAGCCTCCACATATTTAGTGTATTCTGCTTGGTTTTTTGTGTATCCTGCATTTTCAAGGTTCTTAACAATTTGAAGACCATTTTCAAAAGATTTAGTAAATCCGAGGCGAGAGTCAAAAAATGCTTTATTTAAATTTGGTTTTTTTCCAGGAGAACGAGCGCGAGCTCGTGCGTACGCGCGTTTAACAGCAGCAATTTCAGCCGGCTTATAATTTCCAAATTGTCCTTTCTCAAGAAGATTTAAAAAGTTTGAGCGCTTGAACAATTCTGCCATATAGGGAGTCTTGGTCTTCTTGTACTTGAGCCGACACACGGGGTTTATTCTATCAACGTAGGAATTTTTACTATAAATTACGTAATTGTAACTCGTGTAATCTATTTGACCTCCTATGAAATGATCGTATATTTTAGCAACCTCAACGAGACAAATTTTAAGGTCTGACGGGTA